TGGTTTTCTGTTGTACTGATTTAAAATCGTACACAGACCGTGCGCCTTACAAAGGTTTGCAAGACCGGGTTCTGGATTATTTGGTAGAAACCAAATATATCTCAGAATTTGACAAACGACTAATGGATGTCATTTGTAATAGCTTGTGTGAATTTAGAAATACACACATACGCTATGGAGTTGGGACCCCTCAAGGTACCCAGCCCTCGTTTCCATTAGGCTCTCTAGCCAATGGGATAATGCTCTATTATTCCTATTATAGAGCACATGGCAAACTATGTCATAAGAACAGGTTGCCAGGTCGGATCATCGGTGATGACATCGTGATCTGGGATAAACGTGTCGCCTGGGAATACCAGGAAACCGTTTCGAAATTGGGTATTGAAATATCAACCCATAAGAGTCTCGAGTCCAAAAGGATTATCGAGATGTGTTCGAAGATTGTCCACGAAAGTGGCATCTTTCTGCAATCGAAATTGGATAAATTACCAATTTCTAACGTGTCCCAATTTGTGGATAAATATCCATATTATGGGAAACCATTGGAAGAGTTCCTCTTAAGAAAAGAAGAATCTCTTTCATTTCTACTCTCTGTGCCAAAACCTTATGGCTTAGGGAGAGAGTTGGATGTCAGGAAAAAGAACAAGAAGATTCAAGAGAATCTTCCTGATGTTCCCCTGGATAATCCAACGCCAATTGAGAAAGTCTATATGACTAAATTCCTCATGGCAAGGCTTTCACCTTACATTCGGGATAGACGCAATGTTACTGCGGATATCCTCAAGAAGGATGAAAGGATTCAGTTAATCCCTCCTATTATAATAGGTGAGGTTGAACAGGATATGAAGGTGTATACCCAAAATATTCCTTGGGTAACTTCCCTCATAGAGGAAACGGTAGAACTTTATAATAAGTTCCGCCATTCACAGGACTTAGAGGACTTAGTCCTCCTATCCCCTCAACTGCTTGACAACTATAAGTTGCTTAGACAGTTTCAATATCTTGGACTTCCAATAGGATTGGATCCAGATAGGACCGACTTACGTCAGAAATTCCTTTCAGGCCTAAAGCCTGTTGAGAATATTCCTTCGATCGTCAGTCAACCATCTGAGTCATCAAATCTCTTAGATAAGATGCTCGATGTGCCCTTCACCCCTTCTAATTTTGAAAGGTAGGTGATGAATATGTCATCCCAAGGTCAATTTACCTATGCGAATGACGAGTTGATTGATGTCGACTTTACTCAAGTTGACATCAGCGTCCTCCTGACTGTTCTATGTCTTATAGAGATAGATCATCCAGGTACGATTGCACATGCAGTTTATATAGCTGCATTGTCAATGGATGGTTGGAAATTTACCAACCGAGCGTCCAATCCACCTAAAGCCCGAAAGGCTCAGGAAGATTTCCTGTCATGGCTAGAAGACTATGCCATGCAACGTTAAAACCAAGGAGGTTTTAAACATGAAAGCTTCAGATGTTATTGAACAAATGAAGTCTAACAAGAAGTTCGATCCTATTAAAAAGATCGAAGACATGGGCCAACAGATTGGTAAGCTAAAAGCTCAAAACCAATCTAAAGACAACGAGATTAAAAGACTTAAAGAGTCAATTAATACTCGTGAGGCAAATCAGCCTCGATTGGGACTGGAAGGGAATTCTCTTGAGTTCCTTTACAGTACGCGCGTTCAGGGGAAAGTATTCTCTCACCTGAAGAAGTATCAGATGCATGATAACTTTTCAAAGTTACACAATCTGATCAGACCGCTCGTTAATATTACGAACGCTCTTGTTCGTGGTCAGGACATCTTTTCAAAAGAGCCCCGCTACGAGATTGGCAAAGACGGAAAACCTGATGTTGACCGCAGAGCCAAAGACGCTGAAGGGAAACCGGCTTTTATGCCCTCCCCTATCGAGCGTTTTACCAGACAGCTAGATGAATTTCTAGCTCTACCTGGCATAAGTGAGTTACTCGATCGTTTAAACGATGAGTACCAAAGAGTTCTTTCAGAGTCGCCTAAGCGCTCCTCCAGTTCTCAACCTTCGAAAACCAAGGATAAT